AATACGTATGCCTCTGCAAATAATGCGTTGACAACTCGTAAGTCTCATGGTAAAAGCACTTAACTGCCGCAGAGAAAGTGATATAGTATGAGTAATATATATAATATAGTAAGTGAATTAGATGTACCTAATGGGCATACAAAGCGTATGAACTGCCCATCATGTAAGGGTACGAAGACATTCACAGTAACCAACAACATGGGTAGCCTTCTGTGGAATTGCTACAAGGTATCCTGTGGTGTGTCGGGTGGCACTCGTGTACATCTGACCGTGGATGACATCAAGCGTGGCTTCAAGGATGCAGAACAGTTTGCACAAGATAGCTTTGCCCTACCTCAATACATTGTACCCCGCAGTGGCGGCTTACACATGAATAGGTGGTGTGCCAAGTGGGACATAGATGCAGACAAGCTGGGCCTCATGTATGATGTGAAGGAAGACCGTGTGGTGTTTCCTGTTGTACATGTCGATGCCAGTGGCAGAACATTAGGGAAAAGAATACCCAAGTGGAAAAGATATGGAAATAGTGGCTTGCCATACTCATCAGGGTGTGGTAAAGTCGCAGTAGTTGTTGAGGACTGTGTGAGTGCAGCCGTTGTTGGTTACGGTTCCTTTGTCGGGGTTGCGCTTCTTGGTACATCTCTCCAAGATTCGCATAAGAGGTATCTCGCACAGTTCTCAACAGCAGTCATAGCGTTAGACCCCGATGCCCTACCGAAGACGCTTCAGATGGCTAGAGAATTACGTGGACACGTTTCGGATGTCCGTGTATTGAGGTTGGTGGATGATATAAAGTACAGAAACCCGACAGACATGGAGAAGCTAGACGCTCTCCGTAAACAGATAGGAGAATAGCCAATGGAACTTACACTTATACGAAGCCTTATGGACAAGGGGTTTTACGATGACCATCGTGGGTCACGTTGTCCCACACGCTTGTTCAGTAAGGATGTACGCAAGATTAAAGAGGCCATTGATACAGCAATGGACAGGTACGAGCGTTGTTCATGTCGAACAACCCGACACTCACCACTGCACAGAAGCAAGCCTATACATCTCTGTTCAACACCATCAAGCGTGAGCAACCTATGGGTGGTGACGTAGCACAAGAGGTGCTGTCTAAACTATTCCAGCAGGTTATCGGTGAGGACGTAGCCAATATCGGATTCGATATGGTCAACGGTTCAGCCGCTACACTTGAGGCACTACGCAATCTGCTTGAGCAATATGGTGATGACTTTACTCCTAATCTAAAGATTGAGTGGGATGACATCAGCATTGAGACATTGATGGCGAAGGCTGAACTGGAAGCTAAGTGGGCCTTCAATATAGCTAGCGTAACACGCAAGGTCGAGGGTGTTAGTGGCGGTCAGTTGATTGAGGTTGGTGCTAGACCCAACACAGGTAAGACATCCTTCCATGCCAGCTTGATAGCTGCACCGGGTGGGTTTGCATCACAGGGTGCTAGATGCGTTATCTTATGTAACGAAGAGCCTACTCACCGTGTTGGTGCTAGATACTTGACAGCCGCCGCAGGTATGTCAGCCCGTGATGTCAAAGCTAACATGGCAATGGCAAGGTCACTATACGAACCTGTGATGAACAACATCAGAATCAAAGAAGCAGGTGGTCGTGACATGAATTGGGTAGAGTCTGTATGTAAATCATACAAGCCTGACATCCTTGTGTTGGACATGGGAGATAAGTTCCAGACTGCTGGTAGCTTCTCTCGCCCCGATGAGGCACTCAAGGCTTGCGCTATCCACGCTAGGCAGATTGCCAAGACGTATGACTGTGCTGTATTCTACATGTCTCAGCTATCAGCAGAGGCAGAAGGAAGGTCACAACTTAATCAGTCTATGATGGAAGGCTCACGTACTGGTAAGGCGGCAGAGGCTGACCTTATGATACTGATTGGTAAGTCACCCACCGTTGAAGGACAAGAAGAAGATAGCCCACTACGTCACATGAACATCGTGAAGAACAAGCTGAATGGCTGGCATGGTATGGTGAACTGTGAGTTGGACTATCTGACAGCGAGGTACGAAGGATGAAGCTAACACTTGATGTAGAGAATACTGTCACCAAGCGTGATGGCAAGATGCACCTTGACCCATTTGAGCCAGACAATTCACTGACTATGGTGGGTATGTTGGACGATACGGGTCGTGAACATCTTATATACTTTGACCACACCGACATAGAAGCGACACCATTCGGTCATGGTGTGGTGCAGAACGAATTGAATAAGGCAACTGTACTCATCTGCCACAACGCTGCATATGATTTGCTATGGCTATGGGAGTCAGGCTTCACATATGATGGCCCTGTGTTCGACACTATGCTTGCAGAGTATGTACTACAGCGTGGACAGAAGGAGCCACTATCCCTAGAGGCTTGTGCTGAACGGTATGAATTAGATACCAAGAAGCAAGACACACTCAAGGAGTACTTCAAGAAGGGTTACTCTACTCGTGATATACCACACGATGAGTTGGCAGAGTATCTATCTGCTGACCTACATGCTACACAGCAACTGTCTGACAAGCTAGTGTATCGCCTTAACACAGAGGCTGATGCTATGCTCATGCCTACCGTCACACTTACTAATGAGGTAGCGGTATGCCTAGCACGTATCTATCAGCGTGGTTTCAAGGTAGACCTAGATGTACTGGATAGTGTGCGTCAAGAATTTGAACAGGAGAAGCGTCAACTTATTGACAGCCTCAATGTTCATGTACGTAAGCTGATGGGTGATACACCTATCAACCTCAACAGCCCAGAGCAGTTGTCTTGGGTAATCTACGGTCGTAGGGTATTAGACAAGCCCTATTGGGGTAATGCTATTGACCCTTACATGGCAGACGCAGACTTCCGCAGCCTCATGGCTGGTGGTACAGAGCGTGTGTACAAGACAACAGCAGAACAGTGTCGTACCTGTAATGGAACAGGACAAGTAAGAAAGGTAAAGAAAGATGGAAGCCCTTTTGCAAGACCCAATGGTTGTAAAGCATGTGATGCTAATGGTTATAATCTGGTCAATCTACCTACTCTTGCAGGACTAAAGTTCAAGCCGCCTTCTGCTAAGTGGGCTAGTGCTAATGGCTTTAGTACCAGCAAGACTAACCTTGAGTTGCTTGAGTCTGTCGCTAAGTCTAAGGGTATGCACGATGCTGTTGACTTCCTATCTAAAGTGCGTAGGTTGTCTGCTGTAGATACGTACCTGTCATCCTTCGTTGATGGCATACAGACATACACTAAGCAGGATGGTATGCTGCATGTCAGCCTACTACAACATCGCACCTCGACAGGTCGCTTGTCGGGTGCTAACCCTAACATGCAGAACATGCCACGTGGCGGCACGTTCCCTGTAAAGAAAGTATTTGTGTCACGATTCGAGGGTGGTAAGATAATGGAAGCTGACATGGCGCAGCTTGAGTTTCGCGCCGCCGCATTTCTATCACAAGATGAGGTTGCAATTGAAGAAGTATCTACTGGATTTGATGTACATGCATACACCGCTAAAGTTATTACCGATGCTGGTCAGCCTACGAGCCGACAGGATGCGAAGGCTCATACATTCGCGCCGTTGTATGGAGCGTCAGGCTACGGAAGAACTGCTGCGGAAGCAGCGTACTACACCCACTTCAACGAGAAGTACAAGGGTGTTGCCACTTGGCATTCCCGACTGGCTAAAGAAGCTGTAAACACACGCCGTATCTCTACGCCATCAGGTAGGCAATTTGCTTTCCCTGACGTAGTACGTAGGGCTAACGGCACTGTGTCCTTCTTTACTCAGATAAAGAACTATCCCGTACAGTCGTTTGCTACGGCAGACATTGTACCTATATCATTACTACACATTGACAAGCTACTACAAGGTATGCATAGCTGTGTAGTTAACTCTGTGCATGACAGTGTTGTTATTGATGTACATCCTGATGAAGAACGGCAGGTAATTGACATCATAGCACAAGCTAACGAGGCACTACCTTCCCTCATCACATCCCGCTGGGGTGTGGTGTTTAATGTACCATTACTATTAGAAGCAAAAATAGGAGATAATTGGCTTGACGTAGTGGACGTAACCTGATATAACTATGGAACTTGACTTAGAAAAGGAGATATAAATATGACTGAACTTACAACTATCGACACTAACAATTACGCAGCAATGGCACAAGCAATGGGCATTGCACATGAGGCAACTAGCAGCAAGAAGCAGACCAGTACACTGGCACGACTGCGCATTCATCACACACCTATCATGGGTGAGGCAGAGGTGAATGGCAAGCGTGTCAACATGGAAGTAGTTGAGGGTGGACACTACAAGCTAGAGATTCCCGATGGCCCTACCTACTATGCCAAGGACATCAAGGTGCGTCCATTCATGCAACGCTTCATGTACAAGAAGTTTGTTATGGCTGCTGGGAATACACCTAACCGTTACGTTAAGACTGTCATGGCTGACAACCTTAACATCGACTTGAAAGACAATGACGGTGGATTCAACTGTGGTAAACCATCTGGTTGGATTGAAGATTACAAGTCACTACCTGATGCTACCAAGGACTTACTCAAGTCAATCAAGCGTGTCCGTGTAGTGCTTGGTACAGTTGATTTGATTGACCCTGTAGATGCAAGTGGTAACTCTGTAGAAGTACAGACTACAGCATTCATCTGGGAGATTGACAATCGTGATGCCTTCAAGGAAGTAGGCACATGCTTTACCAAGCTGGCTAAGATGAAGCGTCTTCCTGTGCAGCACATGATTTCCGCACAGACAGAAGAGCGTAAGCTACCTAATGGTAGTAGCTTCTATCTACCTGTTGTTAATCTGGACGTAACTAAGACAGTTGAACTGTCACAGGAAGACCAGAACAGGTTTGCTGACTTCATGTCTTGGGTGGAGAACTACAACACATACATCATCAATACCTATGCAGAGAAGGCCATCAGCAAGAATGATGAAGACCTTGATGACATGGATGTTGATGGTATCGTTGACGTTGAAATCGAAGAAGAGGTAGCATAATGAACCACCCTGCTGAACTGGCATTACATCAGTACATGACAGATGCTGTGAATGGTAACAGCATTATGTCGGACGATACTATCAAGCAAGTAGCTGACGATGTATCGGATGCACTGAAACGCCAGTTTGGTGGGGGCAAGGCGCGTGGCGACTTCAGGTTACGTATGTCTAATGTGGGTAGGCCCACTTGCCAGCTATGGTATGACAAGAACAAACCTGAAGTTGCTTTGCCTTTCCCCACCACATTTATGATGAACATGATGCTTGGAGACATCGTTGAAGCTGTCTTCAAGGGCTTACTCAAGTCTGCTGGTGTGCAGTATGAGGATGCTGACAAGGTAACACTAGAGTTGAAGGATGACCAGATAAATGGTGAGTACGACATAGTGATTGACGGTGCAGTGGATGATGTGAAGTCAGCATCTAACTGGTCATACACAAACAAGTTTGAGTCGTACGATACACTAGCCTCTGGTGATGGCTTTGGTTATGTAGCACAGCTTGCTGGCTATGCCAAGGCATCCGGCAAGAAGGTCGGTGGCTGGTGGGTAGTCAACAAAGCTAATGGAGCATTCAAGTATGTACCTGCAACGGGACTGAACTTGGATGAGGAAGTAGCCAAGATACAAGCGACAGCCGATACAGTTAATAGTAATGCATTTGAGAGATGCTTTGAGCCTGTGCCTGAGACATTCAGAGGCAAGGCTACAGGCAATCAAGTACTCAATGACGGTTGCAGGTTCTGTAACTACCGCTTTGACTGCTGGGATAACCTAACAGAGCGTCCATCCGTAATGTCCAAGGCTAAGTCACCACCGATTATCTCATACATAGGAGATGTAGTTGCAGCATAAGGCATGGAGAGCCGCACGTAAGTACGGGTATCGTAGTGGGCTAGAGTTGACCATAGCAGAGAAGCTAAAGACAGATAAGGTATCATTCAGATACGAAGCTGTTAAGATTGAATGGCAAGACCTAGCCTACCGTACCTATACACCTGACATAATACTTGACAATGGTATTATCATTGAAGTAAAAGGCAGGTTCATGGCGGCAGACAGACGCAAGCATCTTGAAGTTAAGAAGCAACATCCTAACTTAGATATACGGTTTGTGTTTGAGAACAGCCGTAGTAAGATACGTAAGGGGGCAAAATCATCTTACGCTGACTGGTGTATTAAGAATGGATTCAGATACTATGACCGAATAATTCCAGAGGACTG